CCCGCTTAATCTCGCACCAGGCATATTTACCATCATTGGTCAAATCTCTTATTAAATAGTCAACTTTCCATTTAATGGGATCCAATTTAATAAATTCGCAGTCCCATTGCTTTTCTAAAAAACCAGCAATATCTTTCTCATTATCTAAATCTTTTTGGGTTTCGTATTTAGGCCGCATTAGAATAAATCCGTAAAGGTGGTCTCACCACCAGGTTTGTCATAGTTGATGTCGTAGACTTTCTTGCCATTTGATCGTCTAGGCTCACAACCGTTCTCCTGCAAGACTCGAGCAGCTTCCTTAAAGTCGGGCATACGAGGGTTAGCAATACCCATGTCTCGCAAGAGTTCAGTCATTTGTACAGGTCTTGGATCTATCGCATCAAACTGTACATGTTGCAACAACAGATCCTCAACACTGGATTGTGTTCGGTACATCTCATTCGAATCCTGCAACATGTTTCTTTCATCAGGTGATAAGTACCAATTCTTTTGTCCAGGTGTGTACAAGGTTTCTTTCACCTCTGCCCACAGTTGTTGCATATCAACACCATGGTTTACATTAATGTCTTTAACACTGATCGTCCAAAATCTTCTGTTCCCACTGGTATCAGTTAAGAACTCTTTAGCATTCACCGAGGCATAAAAAGCTGTTCGTCTTTGGTAAGTGGTAAAGGCCCGATCATAAGGTAGTCTGAGTTCGTCTGTTCGTGCTGTCACAAAGGCTTTCAATTGGTCTATGTCGGATTTTTTAAAGGTAGACTCTATCTCGCCAAGCTCCACAATCCAATGTGATACGGCTCGCTTCACCGAGTCCTTATCGCTTGGGTTTAAAGTCGCACCTTCCAACAGCCACCCCTTGTCGTAGTCGCACAGTCGCTTAAACCAAAGTGTCTTACCAAGACCCTGTGCACCTTGGAGCACCAGGATTCCCTCGAGTTCCACTCCGTTCTTCTCGTATGCTGCAGCGACACAACTGATCAGCCATTTCTTCATGAGCATGTCTTTAAGTTCTTCATGGGTTGAGACAATGGAATCTAGGAAAGTCTGCAACCTGGAAGTTCCATCCCAAGGCACTGAGTCAATCCACTCAACCACAGGATTGTATTCACGGGCCAAGATCTTTAAATAATCTCTCACCTTGGTATGAGGTATACCCATGTTGATGCATCTATCTTCTATCTCAATCAAGCTGGCTTCTTCCTTCATGTCTGTAATAAAAGTCATGTTGGGAATCTCTATTTCCATTCGCTTTTTAATCACGTTGTAGCGACAGCTGACACCATGAGTTTGCAAGACACCATTGATGTTGTCTTTGGTATTGAGAAATCTGCCTGTAGCTGATCGCACAAATTCATAGTCCACAGGAAGTTCCACTTTGTTGAGTGCAGGTAGCACCTCTCCACCAGCACTGGCATGATCGTTATAATCACCTTTGCTTGGCGGTATCAGCACCTCGGCCCTACCGTGTCGATTGTGAATTAGCTGACACGCTTTGACCGCTTCCTTCTCTCCTGTCTTGCTGTCATCATTGTCCGCAATGAACACATGTCGTCTGTCTTGAAAAAAATCGAATATGTTCTCTGCGACAGTCGACAAGTTATAAGCATCAAATGCCACAATAACGGGTTGTGAATAATCTCTGTAATAAGAAGCAGCTGTCGCATAGCCTTCACAATAGTTAATGGTATCTGCCGTTTTGAGGATCTCCTGGCCGAGAATGAAAAAGCTGCCGCTTTTTCGAGAACCAGTGAGGAAACGCTTGGTGCCATCGACAGAGATATATTGAAGTCCGACAATTTCGAGATCCTTCGAGAGCAGCGGAATGATAAGTAGTCCATCATCGGTTTGTTTTAAATTGTAAGAGAGAACATTCTTCTTCTCCAGGTAAGGATGTTTCTCACAAGGTTCAGCTGCATCCCATAAACTTTGTGCTCGCTTTGCAGCCTTGGTGTGTGTCTCTTGCTTTTTGATCTCAGCCTGCTCTTGCAGTTTCTTGATCTCATCTTTTTCTGCCTGAGTAATCGTATGACGTTTACGATTCTCAGGTTTCCATATTGCGGTTGGTTGGTCCTGACTGATTCGATAATCACCCAGCCTACCAAACGGTACGCTTTGATCCAGCCACACTTGATACCAGCCACAAAGTTTTCTCTTACCACCATCACTCATGTAAGCACGGCCAATAGAACCATCGGTTACCAATCCCTTTTTAGGATCAGGTTCTAAACCGTGGTCGGTAAGAAATTTATTAAACTCTGTTTGGTAATCAGCGTAGAATGGTCGATCAAAATTCTTGGTTGGTCTTGATACTTTTAATCCCATGTATGCCCTCTAAAAACTGACTAAATTTAATTGTTGATAATATTACACAATTGTATATAATTGTGCAAATCATAATTAATATTAATCAACAGTTAGGAGGATATTATGAGTTTAACAGTAAGTTCAGGAGAGTCTGATTACGAAGTTGTTCCAGCTGGCCAACACCAAGCAGTCTGTTATAGATTGGTTGATGCAGGTACCAGGGAAGAGCAATACAAAGATAACCCACCCAAGAAAAGACACTCAGTGTTTATCTATTGGGAATTGCCTGAGGTCAAGATGGCCGATGACAGACCTTTCACCATTTCAAAGAAATACACTTTGACTTTGAATGAGAATGGTACTTTATATAAAGATCTAAAAACCTGGAGAGGCAAAGCATTCACTGCTGAAGAACTCAAAGGCTTTGATCTTTTAAACATCTTAGGTAAAACAGCACAACTTGAAGTCGTACACAGCGATGAAGGTAAAGCTAGAGTTGACTCAGTCTTTAAACCCGATGGTGGAGTTAAAGATCAAGACACTCACAATGCCAAAGAGGCTTTTGACATTGACATCTATGCTAGAGAATTCTATGCCATGGATGATGAGACTAAAGCCATGTGTGATATTCATGCTTCATTCCCCGAGTGGATGCAAAACATGATAGACGAATCTTTCGAAGTCCTAGCGGGCAAGAAGAAAGGTGGTAATACACCCGCTGCAAAACCAGCTGGTGGTTTAGATGAATTTAAAAAGGAAGTCTCAGAGGATGACATTCCCTTTTAGCCAATTTGTGTAGAGTAGTTTGCAGTGTTTATTATCTCCCCCAATTCTGATAGTGAACAAAACTCTACACAATCTTTCTGCGGGAGCTCGCCCTCCTTTTAGTATGTATAAAACGATTTTTCGTTTGTATGGGTTCCCGCAGATCCTATGACAGATCCAGTCAATCACCCTGAACATTATCAAGGTTCTATTGAATGCCTGGATGCCATTGAGGCCAGCATGACTCACGAAGAGTTTTGTGGCTATCTTAAAGGAAACATCATTAAGTACGTTTGGAGGTATAAGAAAAAGGGGTTGGTAACTGATTTAGAGAAATCAGAATTTTACCTTAAAAGATTAATTAAAACCGAGAAGGTGGGGCAACTTGAGAGAGATCAAGGAGAAGTCAGTTAGGGGGTTATTTCCTAGTCCGTTGCCCCGACTTCATTATAACAAGAAAAAAAATTATGGAATTCAAAGAAGGTTACTACGAGAATATTCCTTACGAGGAATATGCTAATATAGGTGCTTACAGGTCTCACGATCTATCATCATTCATTCGCTGTCCGTATTCATGGAAGCATTCAAAAGGTTTAACTCAATCACCAGCACTCCTGGAAGGTCGAGTACAACACACGGTTTTTTTAGAACATCACAACTTTGATAAAGAATTTATTATCGAACCAAAGATAGATAAAAGAACCAAAGCAGGCAAAGAAGAGTATGCCATTTTCTTAGAAGAGGTCGAAGGCCGCACACCCATCACCCAGGACATGTATGACACTTGCATGGAAAGGCGAGAGGTTCTTAAAGATTACATACCCAAACCTGAACACAAAGTTGAACTCACTGTTTGTTATAAATTTCATGGTTATAATTTTCAATCACGTTTTGATTGGTATGACAATGAATCTGTTTGGGATTTAAAAACATGTCGTGATGCTTCACCCAGGGGTTTTAAATCTGCGATCAATACTTTTTATTATCACATGCAAGCAGCTTTATATGTGCATGCTGCTCAATCATTGGGATTACCGTGTCGATCATTTATATTCTTGGCCCAGGAAAAACAACATCCTTACCCATATGCTATCTATGAAATGTCACCTGAAGCATTAGAGTATGGCCTAGCTAAAAACGAACAGGCCTTAAAGAAAATGATTGAATGTGTTGAAAGGGATGAATTTAAACCTTTTGATCTACACGAAAACCAGGTTATTAACCTTGAGGATTTAAGATAGTCGGACCGTCCAGGTAAAGATCCTGGACTCGGCTCCTGGAATACAACCAAAAGACCAACAAATATCTATCACCTGATTCAACAGGAAGGCCTCTGTGCATGTGTGTGAATGAAGGGAATATCAATGCATGGCCACTGGGTAATGGATCCACTGTGCCGTAGTTATGAAACTCGGTTCCTCCTCCTTTGTAATCACCCGTGTTTAAAGGAACCACCACAGATATATCAGCTGACTCGTCATGATGCCAATTACCTTGTTGTTTGTCTTTTAAATTGTAATTAGCTATTTGTATGCTGGCCGCATGAGAAACTTGTCTTTGCCAAATGGCCAGGAATATTGGATTAAGAACTGTATGGACAATGAACCACATGTTGCGATAAATCTCGGGCACATGTTCTTTTAATACAATTTCGGGGATCTGTCTCAATTCATCTTCATCGGGATTGGGTGTAAACCCAATGTGATCTTTCATGCTTTCTATTTCATCCAAAAGCATTTTGCAAAACTGTCTCCGAAACAAAGGTACTCGATAGATCTCGGGATGGATCTTCTTAATGTGTTTATGCAGTTTGGTTTTAGGCAGCTTATCTACACCCTTAGATGTACCAAAGGAAGCTAATTCATTGTAAGAATCAATGACGGATTTATGCAAGGACGAATTAATCATCCAATTTGATTGCATGGTTAGCAAATAGTTTTTAACCCTGTAAGACTCCACAGGTAGAGTTTATCACTTAGAAAAGTTAATCGCTAGGATCCATGTCAATACTAGGCTCGAATTCAATCTCTATCGTTGTATTTTTATTAATGCTTACAACCTTTTCATCGACACGGTCAATGTCATCCTCAGTTGCGGATTCGGGCATTTCAGTATTTAAGGGAATGATATCTGCTGAGTATTGGCCCTCACTAAAAAATTGCATTGCAAAATTTTCAGCATCTTCATAAGAATTAAAAATGCCATAAGCGGATTTACTGGCTATCAATTCTCTGCCGTAACTAATAACCAGGATCCACTGTAATTTCATGCTGCTTCTTCAATAATTTTAATTCGAACTCTCGACATACCATACCACTTTACAGCGTGCTCGTAAAACTTTGTAGCCTCTTCTGCACAGGTATCAAAATAAAAGTCCTTACCATCCAAAGTCACAGCATATATTTTTTTAGTTTTCATATTACCTCCTTATCCTGGAAACGCCATTAAGGTACCAGGATCATAAGGTTCCCAGTGCCAGCCAGCATCATCAATTATTTTTTCTAACTTTTCATGGACTTGTTCTTCACCCGCCCAAAAATAAAAGATAGGTTTGTTATCGTGATAGCCGCTTTCAGTTCCCTTGAACCAAATGCCCTCGGTTTTATAACCGTAAAACTCCTCAGCAGGAACTGCCCTTGCCTCGGGTATCGCCTTGTTAATTTTGTTGATTAAAGTTTTTTCTTTCATTTTTCCTCCTCATTAAACATTTTTAAACCATCCCCTATCAAAAGCATTGTTATATTTTTGAACAAGAACATAATCGTTATACTCATCCTTGGTCCAACAAACACCGTCAGTCAAAACCTCCCAAACTGTTTGGTGGTTTTCATGTGGTTTGTTCTTGACACCCCTTACCTCGTAAATGTATTTATGATTGCAATAGTCATACTTTTTGTAGACTTGAATTTGTTTGTTACCCTTACCAAACTTTTTGATAAGTTGCTCTTTTGTGTATTCTTTATAGGCCATTACGCCACCTCCTTGTAGTCATAGTTTGGATAATATCTTATGTGACAATTCTCTTG